GGGTGGAGGCTAAGTAAATGGGATTCTTCAAGAAAATATTTAAAGGTATAAAAAAGGTCTTTAAAAAGATCGGAAAAGGAATTAAAAGCGCCTTTAAGTCTATTGGAAAATTTATGGGCAAGATTGGCATTATTGGTCAAATTGGTCTTGCGCTTATCCTGCCGGGGATCGGGCAAATGTTATCGGGCTTATTAGTTGGGACAGGCAGTACTGTTGGTGGCCTTGCAGGAGCTTTGCAGGGTATGGGCGCTGTTGGTCAAGCCGCCTCTAATTTTATCCAAGGGGCTGTAAAAATTGCTTCTAATACTAGTAAGTTTTTCAGTAGTGTTACTGACGGCGTTACAAATGTTATAGGAGAAACGATAGGTGCTATAGCTAATAAAGTTCCGGGCTTAGGTGATGCTTTAAAAAGTATTACTGGAGGAAGACTAGACATAACGCAAAAAACTTTTTCTAGTGCTTGGAAGGTTACTCAAGAGTCTATGACAAATATAACCAAGGCTGGTGGTAATCTTTTTAATCTTGATCCACTGTCTGAAGTATCAGTACCTCAAAGAACTTTAAAAGAAATTCCAGAAGATTCGTTAATGAATGAAGCACCTTTAAGAGAGGCTATTGATAGTGAAGGCGCTTTAGATGCTTTAACAAAAGACAGGCTTCAAACTGAAGCGGCTATGGCGAGAGTTGGGGGAGAGCCTTTATTAGGAGGAGATCCTTTTGGCCCTGTTGGAACAATAGATGGTGTAACTTATATGAAAGGGCCACCCCCCTCGTCTTTACTTTCTGGCAGTACTGGAAATATTGCAGAGACTTTAACTGAAAATATTGCTCAACAAAGCGGTGCGGGTACTGTAGCAGATCCCTTCTTTGCTTCTGGTAAAGCGGCAGTAGCCCCAGAAAAGTCTCTATTAGATAAGACTAGTGAATTTATAACGGGTAAAAGCGTTGATGAAAATTTAGCGTATGGACGAGCAAAAATGAGGGAAGCAGTTACTGATTTTATACCTGAAACTGGAAAGGCTCTAGGACGAGAGGCTATAGCACAAGCGACAGGGCTTTCACCAACTGCTGAACAGCTAAGGCCCATCGCTTATTCAAGTTCAGTAGCTCTAGGAGACTTTGAAACTTCTATAGGATTCAATGACTATGCTACTAGCCCATATCAAAGTGTTATTAATCAAGTAGGGCCACAGTATGCAACGTCCCATCCTTATGGTTTAATGGCGCAACAATTTAATTTTAATCAGTATCAAGAACAAGCAAGGGCTAGGGGAGTACCGGCATAATGGACGAAGAATATTTTGATGCAATACTGCGGGGTGGGCCTATTCCCGGCTCTAGCCTAACTTCAGATCCAGATGACCCCGCACCTTATGAAAAGCCTCCACAGTATGTTGATGTTCATTCAGCTTCAGAATGGATTTTTTCTGAACTAATTGATGAAGATCGTTATGATCAGCTAATACAAAGTCTACTTGAAGGTATTCCTGTAATGGATGTTGTACAAGTAATTCTCTTTACAGGTTTTACGCAAGGTAAATGGGATGTAAATTTAATGACTCTTTTAATAGAGCCTACAGCCTATATTATCATGGCTCTTGCAGAAAGGGCAGGAGTGGACTTTGTAATAGAAAGAGGTGAAGCCTCTGAAGAACAAAACGATCCTGTAATTTTGGGGGCTAGGTTATCTAAAGAGCGTAGAGATAATATACAAAAGTTTAAAGAAATGAAAATGTCTCTTCCATTCTTGTCTGAAACTAGTCAAGAAAGGCTTAGAACAATAGAGCCTCCTGAAGCTGTAGACGGTAATGCTAATGCAGAAATGCAAGAAGAGCCTACTGAAAGTCTTCTTGCGGCTCCACAACAAGAGGTCATGGGATAATGGTACAGGGTATAGACGCAACATTTAGTCTGCTACAAAAACAACAACAAGATCGTGCTGATGAGCTTGCAAAACGCCAAAGAGATCAAGACCTGACAGATACTATTCTAGGTGGTCTTATTAAAGGTGGTGTTGCAGTTGGTAATGCTGTATTAAAAAATAAAACATATGATTTTTTAAATACTACTGAGCAACGTGGGGCTACTCAGCTTGCGGCTCAAGCCGATACTAATATTGCAAGACTACAGGCAGAGTGGGCTGAGATAGACGCCGCACAAGGACTAACCCCCTTAGAGTACTTAACTCAAAAAGCAATTCCATTTATGGAGCAAAGTGTTAAAGCAAACACACCCGATTGGAAAGAAGGCTTAGATGAAGTTGGTTATCAAAGTAAAGTTTATGCGGCGGCACAAGAAGTTGCAAAAGAAAGATTAAAAATTTTGACTGAGGCTAGAGGTATTTACGAAGGTCAAGACATGAATAATTTTTCAAATCAACTAGAAATGGTAAGAAGCCAGTATCGACCTAACTCACTTGAAGATTTGTTTACTTCTACTTTTGCTAAAGCCTTTGATGGTAAGTCTCAAGAGGATCTTGATATGGAAGAGATGCTTGCATATAGAGACTTTATTGATGCTCAAAACCCAGCCTCTCGTGCATATCATGCTAAAAAACTAAATGCTCTAGTAGAGTCTTATGAAGAAACTGGTAGTATGTTACTGGCTCAAGTAGATGCTGTAAATAAAATGATTGCTGATCAAGCGATTGATCCTGATCGTGGGCCGATAACAACAAAACCAGTTGTAGATGTTCAAGCTATTGGTGGGAGGATGGTTTTAATTAAAAAAACTGAAACAACTGATATGTCCCGAAAAGATTTAGACGGTAAGCCCGTAAAAACATATGGCGATCCAACAGTTACAGTTTTAGATGAGAGTGAAACTATAACTCCTACTGAGTTACTGACTGCTACTAGAAGTGCTTTTGACCTACAAGAGTTTTATCAAAATCATGTTAAATCTGAAGGTCAAAGAATTATTGCAAAAAGATTAAGAGAGCTTACAGATGCGGAAGGTAATCCAACTCCCCTATCATTTGGAGACATTGATAGCCCTGAAAAATATAAGACAGTTGCAGACATTATGTTTGAGGTTGTTGTTGGTACAGAAATTGATCCAGCAACTGGAGACATAAAAGATCCTAATCTTTTGAAAGATGATCTTGAGTCTAAAAACCAAGCGGCTCTTTATACAGAGCTAGTTAGAGTAGACCTATGGGCAAACTATGGTTCAATTTCACAGATGGATCCCAACGTAGATAGTAACGGAGATGGTATTTCAGACCAACAAGAAGAAATGATTAAGTTTTTTTCACATCTAGCAAATATACGTGGGCGCGTAGATCAAGCTACAGGTATTTCGCCAGCAATACAAAGGAACCCATAAAAATATGAGTACTGCAAATGTCCCAACTGTTTACGGCACTATCACGGTTGCATACGAAGGTAATCCAACTGATGAAGAACTGTATCGTATGGCTATGGATAAGGTTCAAGAAAAAGAAAAACTTTCAAAAATTGATCAAAACTTATCAGTCAATAATCAGCCTAGTGGTTTTTCGCCTATCGACAGCAAACCTGTTCAGGAGGAGGAAGAAGAAGAGCCTGAAGATGATTTAGTTGCTGACATTGCAAAGGGTTTTTTACGTGTTGCAGAAGTCCCTCAAAACTTTATTATGGAACAAGTCTTAGGGATGGCTGGTTTAAGCGGTACTCAAAAAGAAGCTATGCGTCAAACACTAGAAGGCAGTTCACGCGAACAGTTTTTAGATAATATTGCGGCAGTTACAGGTGCTGTAACAGGTAAAGAAAGCGACATCAAAGAAAGAGTTATTGATGAGCAAGGGCGCTTTAAAGAGGCTACAACACTAACAGGAGTTGGTCTAGAAATTGCTCCATATTTTGTTGGTGGTGCTAAAATAGGAACTACCCTATCTAGGATTGCTCCTCAACTTCCTATAATTGCAAATGGTCTTATTTCAGGTGCAACTATTGATTCAGTTTTACATAAAACTGGTGAAGAAGGTTTAGCAACAGACTTTGAAAGGTCTGAAGACGAAGGACTTTTAGAAGGTTTTGGAAAAGATATTGTAGAATTTTTATCTGTAGACGAAGACAATAGTATTGCAGAGCAACGCCTTAAAATTGCTTTTGAAGGCATGATTATTGGTGGTGTTGCAGAAGGATTTTTTAGAGCTTTAGGTATCGTATTGCCAAAAGCAGATACCCTTGAAAAACAAGCTGAGTCTGCTGTAAAACAATTAAAAGAAGCTAGAGAAGCTGTACAAATAAACAAGTCTAATATTCATCAAGACCTAAAGTTTTCAGAAACGCCTAAGGATCAAGCCCAAATTGATCAACAAAACAGTGGTTTGCTACGGCGTTTTTATCAACAAATGCTTACATCTCGCGGATACTTTACAACCAACGCCTATAATTTATTTCGTGGTAAAGAATACGCACAAAGGCAAACTGTACGCGAAGCAGAAAACATTGCCAATCGTTTAAGCAAAGCATTGGACAAGCTTCCTGTTGATTCAGTATCTGAAGAAACTTTAACAGATTTTTTAACAGCTTCTTTAAACTCTTCATCAGACTTTTACAAGGGTTTAATTACTAAAGGCGAATATGAAGAAGAAGCGTTGCGTGTAGCACAGCGTATGGGTATTCCAGACGATGCGGCAATAGAGCTACTAAACGCAAGAAACCTTATAGATGATCTGTCTGCAAAACTTGCTAACTCTAGTATACCTAACGAACAGTTTAAAGAAATTATTACAGCTAATTCAGGAGAGTATATTAGAAGATCATATCGGTTGTTTGAAGATTCTGGTTTTAAGCCAGATGAAAATCTAAAACATCAAGTAGTTAAAAAATTACAAGCAAGTAAATTACTAGACAACCCAAACCTAACGCCTGAAAAAGCCTATGATCAAGCTTTAGGTCAAGTAGATGCTATTCTAAATCGTGGAGATTACGCAGGGCTAGACCACTATGGCAAGGCAGTGCGGGTAAATAAAGAAATTCTTACAGGCAAAAAAGATATTGATGCTGATATAAGACGGCTTATGGGAGAAGTTACAGATCCTGTTGATAATATTCTTTTAACTATAGGTAAAATGTCTCAGCTTGTTGAAACAAATAAGTTTGCTGATAATCTTTTGCAGTTGGGTAGAGATAAATATATTTTTACTAGCCCAGAAACCAAAGGTAATGTTAAGTACGACTATAAAATTACAGGTACTAACTCATCATTAGACGGTAAATATACAACAAGAGAAATGGGTATAGCCATTGCAGGCAGACAGTCAGAACTGTTGGATACTTCGCGTTCAGCTAATCGAATGATTCGTCCTTTACAAGAAGGCTATATTGCTTTTATGAAGGCTAAGGGTGTTTCTCAAGCTTCTAAGACTGTACTTAGTCACGTAACCCACCTAAGAAACTATTTGGGCGGTATGCAGTTTGGTTTGGCTAATGGAATCAATCCATTTTTTAATAGATCTGAAACAAAAAGAATTTTAACAAACGCTATTAAGAATCAGGGCGATGCTGGCTTAGATGCGCTGTACGAAAAATATTTAGGGCTTGGCGTAATCAATACTAACGTCAAAGTAAATGAGTTCCGAAAGCTTATGAGGGCTGGCACAGAGCTTGATGGCTCTGCCGATGATTTTTTTGATGGTCTTAGAGGATACGGCATGGCTGGCGAAAAGGCCGCTGATCTTTATAAGTGGGCCGAAAAAAAATATGTGGCTACAGATGATTTTTTTAAAATAAATGCGTTTGAAAAAGAGCTAGATGTTTTAAAGAAAGCTTTTCCAGATGAGCCTATTGAAGTTTTGGAGCGCAAGGCCGCACAAATTATTCAAGATACTATGCCCAACTACGACAAAGTACCTAACGGTGTAAAGGCTTTTAGGTATCTACCGATTGGTAGTTTTGTTTCATTCCCTGCTGAGATTGTAAGAACTTCTGCACACATTGTTAGGCAGGCATCAAAAGAAATTACTTCTGGTAATAGGGTTATTGCCGCAAGAGGACGAGCAAGGCTTGCTGGATTTACAGCATCTATGGGGGGCTTTGAGGGAATAGCTAGTACAGCGGCCTATCTTACAGGAATTACTAACGAAGAAGAAGAAGCTGTTCAAAGAATTTCACACACGCCTTGGTCTAAGGCCACCCGTATTCCATTTAGAGGCCCAGACGGAGACATATTTGTTGCTGATACTCAGTTTATAGATTCTTATAGTGTTTTGAAAGAGCCTGTAAAAGAAGCCTATCACATGATAGCTGATGGTTCACTAAAAGGAAAAGAACTAGATGAGTATTTAGTTGATGCCGCAGGAGCGTTCTTTGAAAAGTCTTTAACACCTTATACAGATGCTTCAATTATTACACAAGCTTTGGCAGATGTTTATGTTGCGGCTAAAAGCGACGATGGGCGTACAGCAGAAGGTAAACAACTTTTCCCTGAAAATGAAACAAGCATTAATAAACTTATAGATGGCGTTTCCCATGTTGCTATGTCAATGATGCCGGGAAGTGTTGATAGCCTATACAGGCTCTTAGTTGATGCAGACGCTACAGGCATTGGTGAAATGTATTTTGATAAGCCACCAAAAGTTAGTGCGGCTACAGGATCAATACGCTACGACAAACGCGCAGAGCTTGCCGCCAATCTTATTGGAATTCGTTTTAGTCGATTAGACCCTAAAGACAAAATGTTTTATGCGTCTAGCGATTTTCAAAATCATGGTCGCGCTGATTTTTCTAAGAGAATAAATTTTGGCGATAAGCCAGAAGATATTTCAAGAGAACAAAAAAGAAACTTGCGGTCAAACTATGACGCCCAGCAAGACCTTTATCTTATGTATGATAGTGTAAAAGAACTAGTTGGTGACGTAGAAGCTCGTAAAGTTATGAAGAGCGCAGGACTGAGTGACCAAGCCATCGCCAGAATCGCAGGAAATAGTTATTATGATATAGACTATGCGCGAACAAGATCTGAAGATTTGTTTACAAAAGTACAGGGACAGCCAGAAAAAATACAACAACTAATTAGAGAGCTAAACGGCGCTCAATATCAGTATCGCAGTACACCTTTAATACCTGTTGATGAGGCAGGAAGAGAGCGTCAAGAGCGTTTACCAAAAGCTAAAGGAGGGCTAGTGTTAAACGTCCCTCAAGCCCCTGTAGAGCCTGACGAGCGCATAGACAAGCTGACAGGAAGGCCCTATATTGAACAGGCCGGTGGAGCCTTTACAGACGAAGAAGAGCGTTCAGGCTTTGCGGGAGGCGGCATCACAAGGCGCTATGCAGTTGCCAAGGGCGGCAAGATCGACAAGAAGAAGATGGCCTGTAACAAGCCTCGACGCACACCAAACCACCCTAAGAAGTCTCATGTTGTCAAAGCCTGCGAAGGCGGTAAAGAAAAGATTATTCGCTTTGGTGAGCAAGGCGCTAAGACTGCTGGCAAACCAAAGTCTGGTGAATCTGCACGTATGAAGGCCAAGCGCAAGAGCTTTAAAGCCCGTCATGCTAGAAACATCAAGCGCGGAAAGATGTCTGCGGCTTATTGGGCTGATAAGGTCAAGTGGTAACGCTCAGTAAGATTGTATGGCACGATGCCTCTGGAGGCTCTAACATGGGCTGGAGAGACATCAACGAACTCAAACAAATCACAGCCGCCATTGCAGTCTCTTGTGGTATGATAATCCATGAGGACGATGACCTGATAATTATATGTCCTCATATGTTGCTTGAGGATGGTAAAGCCATACAGGGCGATGCAGAGATAGCCATCCCAAAGGCTTGGATAATTTCAAACGAAAAACTATTGGCGCTACCGCCGGGAGATTAGGATGCCGTTTTATAAAGATGTAAAAGATTTAGCAGACCGTTCAGGGGTTTTGAGTGTAACTCCAGCAGGCATTGTCGCAAATGTAGTATCAAAAGCTATCACAGGTAAGACGCCTTTACAGCATTTTGCAGGACAGATTACAGGCCCAGCACAAGGCAAAGGTAATGTAGGCCGCAGTAGAAAAGGTGATGTTGTAGCAGAAGGTGGAAGCTTTCGTGATCCACAACAAAAAAATATTATACGTGGCAGAAGCGCCAAAGGTGGGTTAGTATCTTATAAGTCTATTGCGGATATGGAGTCCAAGAGTGGCCGCTAAGAAAAAAACAAAAAGTCGAGTAAATGAAGCAGGAAACTACACTAAGCCAGCGTTACGCAAGCGTCTGTTTGAAAAGATTAAAGCGGGTAGCAAAGGCGGTAAGGCAGGCCAGTGGTCGGCACGTAAAGCTCAGATGCTTGCTAAAGCCTACAAGGAAGCGGGTGGGGGTTATAAATAATGGCACTTAAAAAGTCTCAGCAATCTTTAAAGAACTGGACAAAAGAAGATTGGGGAACTAAGTCTGGTAATCCTTCTACGCAAGGCCCAAAGGCTACAGGTGAACGCTATCTTCCTAAGAGTGCTAGAGAATCTCTAAGCTCTTCTGAGTATGCCGCAACGTCTGCTAAGAAACGTGCTGATACTGCGGCAGGCAAACAGTTTTCTCAACAGCCTAAGAAGATTGCTCAGAAAACTAAGCGCCATAGATCTACTGCAAAGCATGGTGGGCTAATGAAGAACGCTATGCCCAGAGGAAAACCCTGCTAGTCTATAACTTCTATACCAATACGCCTAGCTCTAGACATCACAGGCCGTAGCCTAGCGTCTGGATCTACGTACTTGTTCTCGTCGTGAATCAACGACACATTATATCTAACTCTATTGAGCGCATGAGCAGTGTCTGACCACTCTATGCCGCCTGCCAATACATCTGTATACCACACATCAAAGATCTCATCGCAGTACAATTTAGAATTAGAATGAAACCATCCTTCGTAACCATACGACATTAGATCATCTTTAGTGCCACAGATATCATTCCAGCCATGCCCAAAATCAGGGAAGATATATCCTCTGGCTTTATAGTCTTGATTTTCTGGGCCATGTGCAAGGCCAACACTGTGGCCTAGTTCATGTAGGTCTGTGTAATGAATACAGCGACTCATAGATGTAGGAGGCTTATTCTCTTTAAAGTACGTAGTCACATCTGCAACGCCGCAAGTATCTGGATAAGATGTGCCGTACCCTAAAGTAATATCTACTGGTAGGCCCGTAACCAAAGATTCTAACTGTCGCAAGCTGTGCCAATGTGCAAGATAAAGTTTAGTTAGTTTATATCTTATGTGAACGCCAGATCTTTCATAGACTTTATTATATTTGTCTATGCGATATTCCCACTTGCGCCACTGGGCATGGTCTTCATCCCACTCTTCAAGAATCTCTATAGGTACGTCTATTCCATATTCAGTATGTGATGCGTAAACAAGTACACCTAACTCCCACGTTACAATCCTATCGTCATCTTCCCCATAGTAAATAAGTTCTTGACCGCCTTTTTGTGTATGGCCTTCACAATCAATGCGACTACTACTACCATACCATTTAGGCTCGTCTACAAACTCACAGATAGGTTCTTTTTCTATACGGAATTGTATTTCAGTTCTGCCTAGCGTAAAGATACCATCGCCTGTACGACCATCTCCATAGATCTTCACAGTGCAACAGCCTTCACGCTCTGCATAACCCATAGATATTTTATGGTGTACCATGCCCCAGCTTTCTTCACGGCCCAGCATATCCTTATAATCTACGTTGACTATGGCAGGATCAAACCTGTCTCCAACATCTTTTTCCATTGACAGGTTTAGATAGCGACGATAACCACACCTCCAAGATCTAGGATCTTTTATTGTGTAGCGATTGCCGTCAGCGTCTTCGTAGATAAACCACTCTACCCCCAGATAATCTTTAGAACAACCAGATCTTATTAGGGTGTCGGTATTCGCCATCGGCGCAGACACCAACATAAACGCAAATAGAATGTATTTAAACATTAGAGTATTCTATTGATGGCGTCTATGTCTGTCTCAATCTTTGAGTGCATATCTCCGGTATGTTCTTTAAAGGACTTTATTGCCGCACGAACTAGTATTTGAGTTTCTTCTTCACGAAATACTTTTGCAATATGTTCGTCAGGAAATTCAGTAGCTTCGGTAACAAAAAGCCCTTCTGAATCTATCAGGATGCGGAAGCCTATTATTGTTGCATCCTTCTGAGACATTAGAGTTCGCAAGCACCGCCAACACAAGCTAGTGTTTGCGCTCCTTCAGTGAAGTCATCTGACTCATTAAGATCCCAATCAAAGGCTGTCGGGAAATCTTTTACCATTTCATTATATTCCTCTTCCGTGATCTGCTCATATGGTGCTTGAGCATATGTGTGTTCATCATATGGTAAGAAACTAATACCAGAAACTGTATCAAAGTTATTGTAAACCCAATTACCAATCTCAAGGAAGTCAGAGTCCCGATAGTACACAGTAATACTAGGCTTGTGTTCACACCAATGTTCTTGGTATGCGGCCCATAGTTCTAACTGTTCCATACCAGACTGCTCAGAAGCGAACACAGCGCCCTCTGGAGCCTTCTTAGGGAAGGAGAATACCTTAGTACTAGGTGAGAAGTTATCCATCTCACAGGGTACTCCAGCGTCTTCTAAGACCGCACATAATGGGTCACGCATATCAGCCCTAACCCTCCGAATATAATAAGGAGCATAGCGTCCGTGGATTCCTGATGCTGAATCTACTAGTTGTGACACCGTACCACTAGGCTTAACACAAGTAATAGCCGCACTCTGAGGAATACCTAAGCGTTCTGCCCAGATCTTATTAGTCTCGACGGCCTCTTCACGCAGAGTCGTAAGAAGCTTATCAAGGTTCTTGTTCTCTAGCGTGAGTAGTGGGTTGTCAAGAATACCTGTCAGGCTCACGCCCAACAAAGATTCTTCTTCTGTATTAGTTTTCCAAATACCTCTCAGGTAGCGGAAGTCCGTGAGCGTGGCTTGGAGAGTACCCAAGATAGTCGCAATTCGTACTTTTCTCCGAAGAGTGTTAAGTGTATCTTTCGGTCTGACGACAACTTCTGAAAGGTTGCAGAATTGATTTGGTCTAAGGATGATTTCACTGCATGGGTTCGTTCCGAAATCTCTGTCACTATCTCGTCTACCGTTTCTTGAAGCTTGTTTTTTACTAGCCGCACGGCTGAATATTCCTCGTTCTCCACTTTGTGATTCATGTAAGCTACTCCATTCGTTAGAAAATAAATTAAAAGAAGGCTTGCTAGTATAGCAGGCACTGTTATTTGCAAGGCCACGCTGTGGTTCTGTATTGTACCAAGCACCGTGCTTTGCTTGACGGATATCATCATCCGATAAATCAGAGAGGCTGATAAGCGCAGAGCGCCTAACCCCACCTACAACAACTATTTGAGCGATTTTACAGCAAAGATCGTGGCATTCAAGGGGCGTAAGCTTTCGTCCAGCCGCTCCTTTAAATAATCTAACTGCAAATTTGAAGAGTTCAACAAGAGGTTCTGGGCCACTTGCTCGACCTCCAAAAGTTTTAAGGCTGGAACCCGCAGGTCGAACTCTAGATGTATCCCATTCTGGTATTTGACCTGAATACAGCAACGAAACCAATTCCCTAAACGATTTCGCCCATCCAATTTTTGAATCTGGTATATGTATGACTGTATCTGTTGCATGGAAATCCTCTGCAATCTCTGGAAGCTTAGAAACATATTGCTCTTCAACACTAAAGCCAACGCCTGTGCCGCACATAAGTACATACATCATTTCGTCAAAGGCGCGAGGACTGTCGATAGCAATATAACTACAATTGAATCCTGCTACGTTGTCACGATCCAAAGCTTCTCCAGCGGTCATCAAAGCTCGCATGGATGGCATGACTTCTAAACCATGAATAGCTTTGTAGATTTCTTTTTGCTCGTCTACGTCTAGCTTATCGCCCCAATATTTTACATAACGATCTACTGTTTCTTCCCATGTCTCCCGCCGCTCTTCGCTTGGAAGGTATCGAGCATAACGACTCTTGTGAATATAAGACTCATACGAACCAAGTTCATTTGTTTCAAAGGTACTCATTCTTAACCTCAGTTATCAAGTGGTAGGTTGGTGTGCATTTCTTTTGCAAAGTCATAGGCTTCATCGGCTGTAGGAAAAATCATTTTCTTACTGGCCCAATCGCCGTCTTCAGTGCGCCCTGAAAGCTCTACCATAAAGCCGTTGGAATAGCGGTAAACTTCAATGCGCTCATTAATCTTTGCAATGTTTGTTTCAGTCATAGTGATTCTCCTCATTATGTTATCACGTTCTTCATCAGTGTAGTTACTCCAGAAAACAATTTCTGATATTGTTCTATGACAGCCAACACAGATATCATTTTCAGTTTTACATATGGCTATGCACGGCGATCTCATTCCAACTCTTCAATGTCGTTCAGGTCATTTATGTTTAGCTTATATTTGTTGCGCTTTTTTATTGGCTTGTACTTTTCGTCGGGCCGCTCTTCATATTTTTTTCTTTTGTGGCGGCTAAACTTTTCTAAACGCTCGCGCTTGCGATCATTCATCATCACCTATGCTCCCCCTCTTTGAAACATCTATCCAATCTTCTGGGATACTGTCTTCAGAAAACCATCTAAATCCTTTAGAAGAGGCCCACTCAGCGTGGTTTCTTTTTGTGCCGTCCTTCCTACGTTTGGCCTGTGGCATAGGTGCATTGGGATCAGCAAATAAAAATACTAGTTCGATATCTTCTGGTAAAGCCTTAGCAATCCACACATACTTGTTGTACTCATTATGATCCCAGAAGCGCCCCTTCGCTTCAAGATATATTTTCTTCCCGCCTATTTCACGAATGAAATCTGGATGATAAGTATGTTCAACAATATAAGCGGCTTGTTCCGAATGAATCTTCCATTCGTTTAGGATGCCTGAGTGTAACTCATACTCCCAATTAGAATCGTAGCCACGAATAGGTGCTTTGTCAGTAGGCCGCTTAACGCGAGCCTTCCTGTATCCTTTTTTTATTTTAGGTTTCAATGTACTGTGGGTATTCCTTCAAAGTGAATCTTCAATATAGCATACAACTCAAACAAAAGATCATCGTCTATTGTTTCTTCATCTGCTAACTGTTTAGCGCAGAAAAATATTAACGCCTCAAGAGTAGTAGCTTTCATTTTAGGTCAGCGGCAGTGTAGCTGTCAATAGGCTTGTCTGTATTCTTATTATAAAAATACTTTAATCTATTTCTTGTCCACTTTTCTGTGAAAGCAGAGTTAAAAAACTGTTTGTCCTTGAAATAGTGGGACGTTTGGTTAAGGTACTGTTTATAGTTTTTTAAGTTTATCTTTTCTGCTTCTTCTTCTGGCATGATGCTCTGCAACCACTCAACAGAAATAACTTTTACCTGACGATTGATCTTCTTCATTGTCTTCTGGTTCATGTTATTTCCTCTACTCTTGGTGCAACCTCAACGTGCGTAAAGTAAGCAGGCCCATTAGCATACTTAAATGTTCGTAAGCCTTGACCGTTATTAGAATCTTTATAGCATTCAAACTTATAAGGACAGTAATTACAGTTGCGGTTCAGCTTCATGTTGCCTTTCTTACCTTCTGGTACAGACTCATAGCATCTTTCTGGAGGTGTAGCCAGCTTCAATGCTTTGCGTGTGCGTTGTATCTGAGAGGTTATACTAGGCTTGTCAAGCTCTTCTGGGCGATATAAGCATAGCTCACCGCTCTCTTTATTAATGACAAGGAAACCCCCTTCAGAGGACTTCTCAGCCTCTTCGTAGCCAGCAAGCTGGGACATATAACCAAAGGGATCATCTTCACGCAGACGGCCCTCACGAAACTTATTGAAGGCTATCTTAGAAGCAGTTTTTACATCGACTACTTCGCCATCTATCTTACAATCAATGTGTCCTTTGATGCCGCGAACATCGACCTCCTTCTGCTCGTCAGTAACTTTATGGCCTGCGGCCCTGACAAGCATAAGAAGAATCTCTTCTAGGATATGTCCGTACAAGAACTTGATTTGTGTGGAAGGCATTGGGCCTGAAGATTCAGCAGGCATATTCTGCTCATACCAAAGCTGTCTAGCAGGGCGACCAATATTAGACATACGCAGAGTAAACTCTGAGTTCCTTTCGGATGGTCTAGCCCAAGCCAAGATGGAATCTTTCATACGAGCTAGAGTAAAGTCTAGATCTTCTTCTGATAAATTAAATTCACGGCCTTCGGATAAAGCTGAAAGCTGTCCATATATATCGTCAATTAGTGTGTCAAGTTTCATTTACGATGCCTTACGAAGCGACACTTCCGTGTCTTTGAATTGTAGTGTAGATATTGTACACCAAGTTCTTTCTGAAGTGCAGTCTTTGCAGAGAGCCTGCCGTCTTTATAAGACTTTACATCTATCAAAGTGATTTCGCCTTCTGGGTTCATGGCAACAATGTCCACTGGCCCTGTGCATCCGCAGTTCTTGAACACATGATAGCCATTATCCCATAGCCATGTGATGGCGTAATGTTCTGCTAAATCACCGATTCTGTTAGGCTCGTGAGCTTGTTTCATATAGGAAGTCCTCCAAAGACTGTAGGTTGATCTGCTCTACTGCATGAAGCTCGCCCCAGCCTAAATTAGTGATTGTATTAACATTAAGAATATCTTCTTTTTTACAAAAGCCTGCACATCTGTATTCTGGAAAAGAGCCTATCATTAACATATAATAATCACAAGACTTTTCTTTTTTATGCGTTGCCGCTATAAGTTTACCAGACTGATACTTTGTTGCCTTTACATCTATCGTAATATTATTAATTTTTAAATCGTGATCGGGTACTTTTTCTATCTGGAGATCAGGCCAAAGATTCAACAGCTTTGCGGCAACCATCTCAGAGCCAACGCCCTCCAAGTCGGTACTGTAGTTGGATTGAGGCCCTTTTTTATTATCGACAATGCCTCTTTCTCTTGCTTTTTTATATCTAGCCTTTGCTAAATAGGTTGCTATTTTTTGTTCAGTTTCAGTGAGTTTCACTCCAGTTATCTCCTATCTTGTACTCTCCGTCAAGCTCACAGAAAAGCTCAAGCTCTTCCCCCGTTCTACGAATAGCATCTACACCTAACTGACCCACACAATCAGATTGTTTTTCTATAGCTTCTATCTGCCATTCATCATGGACGTTGCAGACAAAGTGTGCGTCAAGAGTATTAAGTTTTATGTCGCGGTGTAAGTTTATCATAGCGTGTTTCATAACGATAGCCCCTGCGCTCTGAAGCAATGTGTTAAGTGCGGCGTGTTCAGATCGAACATATAGCTTGCGACCATCAAGGCCCTTTAAGAAACCTTTTGAAGCCGCTCGTCCAACTGCGTCTTTAAGATGTTTAAATGCAGGGAGATTATCGAAGAAACGCTTTCTAAGTTTCGCACCATCGCGTTTGTTTCCTCCAACCACACTGCCAAGTTTTTCATCTCCTGCTCCGTATAAGAGTGCATAGATAAATGTCTTTGCCTGATTTCTTGATTCAAGCCCTGCAAGTCTTTGGTTAGTTGAGTGTATGTCTCCGTGCAGTATTTCATTTTTGAAGTCCTCGTCCTTCATATAGTGTGCAAGCATTCGTAACTCAAGGCCGCTAGCATCAATACCAATCAGCTTGTAGCCTTCTGGTACAGTCCAACAGGCTCGACACTCTTTACCATAGGGTGCAGAAACACTAGGAACCTGTGCCATATTAGGGCTGTTGTGTGTCATGCGGCCTGTGATAGTACCATTAGGATTTACAAAGCCGCGTACACGCTCATCTTCATGGGCCGCTTTGAGCCAAGAAGACACCTGTGCTATACGCTTTTGTAATAGAAGATATTCTGCAATAAGCTTTGCTTCAGGTATATCTGTGATCTTGCTGAGTGTAGATTCATCTACGATTGGCTGGCCCGTAGGAGTAAACTTCTTTGGCTCCCATCCAAAGTCAATTAGATATTCACCAATCTGTTTGCGTGATCCAAGATTGAAAGGAACTTCCTCAATCCGTACAGCTTTGCGCTTGGTTGCAAGCTCTTCATATTCTTCTTGTGTCAGTCGGCTTTTCTTTTCTGAGCCTTGGATAAGGCCCATCTTAGAAAGCGCACCTGTCTTGGTGAAGTGTGGTAGAAGAATAGTTTTTAGTTGTTTAGGTCTGAAGGTCTTTTGAACTTCACGCTCTACTTCTTTTAGGCGATCAGTCAGTTCAGCTTCAAGGATTGTAGCCGCACGAATATCTAATAAGAATCCATGATCCCTCTGTTCTGCAATAATCTTTAGGGTGTCATGCTCTATCGTTACCGACTGTCGGCTGAAGCCACGAGACTCAACCTTTAAACTATTAAACATCTTTGCATTGAGGACAGCATCATTGCGGCAATAGTTCAACATCTCTGGGGTATACTCCCCAAATTCTGTATGATCTATTTTCTGTAGACCAATACGATATCCCCAAGACTCAAGACTATGTCCTCCTTCTCTAGTGGGATTAAATAGGCGAGAGAGTACAAGAGTATCTACAATCGCTCGCCCTTCTGATAGGTCTATGTTGTGTATCTTCTTGATAGCTGGAAGATCATAGCCAATAATATTATGGCCTATCAGCTTTTCAGCACTTGTAAGAAATGCAAGACCATTGACAATCTCAGTAGGCCCAAAGGTTTTGGTTTCACCAGAGTCAGGATCAACTGCGGCAATACACCAAATCTTTGTAGGCTCTAGACTGTCAGCCTCAATATCAAAGACTATTGATTTCATAATTCAATCTCATTTTGATCTTCTTCTTCCATTGCAATCTCGCTGAGTCTACCAGTATCTTTGTCATAAAACAAATGCGTGGCTATCCCTGTGTCTCCTGTGTAACGAGACTTGAGGACACGTACTCTAGTAGTACTAGCTTCAATAGGATCTTCGGCTTGCTGGTTGCGCTCCAAAGATATCACTGAATCAGATAGCTGTGCAATACTTTGCGATCCTCTCATATGACTAAGGTTTACTTCTATACCATTCTCGTGACCGCGATTACCATCAACCCTGCGGAGGTGCGATACAAGGATTAGACCTACCCCTGTCTCTTCAACGAGCGTTCTGAAGTTGTGCATGATAGCATCTATATTACGGCGCTCGTCGCCATCAGTGGTCATAGAGAGTAGCATATGCAAGTGGTCAAAGATAATCCACTTACACTCAAGGCCCATCGCCATGAAGCGTAGCTTACTAAAGACGCTATCAACATCATTCATTCCAAGGTGGGCATGGATATAAACTCTATTCTCGTTGTTGCCACCATAAAGAACATTGAAGAAATTATCTATCTCTTCTTCGCTGTACTTAACTCTGACGCTATCAATGTGTAGGCGATCATTAGCTTCAATAGAAAGGATGCCATCGACTGTGCGCCTCCAATCTTCTTCAAGAGCTATTACACCAACACGATCATTAGTATTAGTAATCAACCAGTGCTGAAGCTCTCGCGTCACACTAGACTTACCAAGACCTGTACCGCCCGTCAAAGTAATTAGTTCTTTCTGTCTTAGTCCTTCAAGCTTATTGTTAAGGCCATGCCAAGGATAAGGTATTGATTCTTTCTTTTCACGCTTCTTGTAGTTCTCACGCTCTTCACTGACGTTTAAAATTCCAGACGGCGTATAAAGTTTTGCACCCCACCACGCAGTAACGTAAGCTTTGTGGTGACCCAACTTGAGCATTTCATTAGGATCTTTGAATTCCACAGGGAGTGAAAGTATCTTAGCCTTCCCCGGCTTGATGATACGCGCCACTTTCTTTGCGGCTTCTCTTCCGGGCTTGTCGTTGTCGAAAGAAATAACCACCGTATCAAACGATTCAAGGAATTCAAGATTTTCTTGAACGTCTTTGACTGCACCCTGCGCTCCATTCTTAATAGATACAACCGGCCATTTACTCCCCAGAAGTTCGTATGCCGCCATAGCATCACATTCACCTTCAGTGATCGTAATATATTTGCCACCCGTCTGTGCAATTTGCTGACCAAAAAGGCCAGTTCCTTTGGGTGAGCCTGTCCAAGTAAATGTTTTATTTTCTCTACGAATTTTAGTAGCGACTTCTTCATTGTTTATGTACGCAGGATAGTGGTGTTCGATGATCTTGCCCGACTCGTCTTTGACTGATCGGACGCCATATTTTTTTGCAGTCTCTAGCGAGATTAAACGATCTGTTAGTGCATGATAAAAGGTTTGGTTTTGAGAGAAGGGTGCGTTGTCATTAGTTCTTTTGAAGCTATTGAAGTCTGCCACATTGCCTCCCATTGCAGATTCATAATCTTTAAAAAAGGTTCCGCAACTAAAGCACTTTGCAGAACCGTTTTCGTTTACGGAGACAGGATCACTGCCCCCGCAATTTGGACAAGGTTTTTGATAGGCCACAAAGTCGCCCATGTTTATTCCTCCGTTTCATTGTCCTCGACAATAGCAAGATCTTCTAAATACTCTTGCATCTTCTGGTGCAATGCGACTGCCGCCGCTTGAGCAATAGTAAGATCAGCTTGAAAATTATCTATGCGCTTTTGGACAGTGGCTAAGAGTTGGAATGTTGCCTGACCTTCGCCAGACAACAACTCAACATCATAGGTTTTATCCTCGTGTGTATACCTCCACATTAGAACTCATCTCCATCATCGTCCTCAACATCGAACTCAGCGCCATCAGGACTAGCATACTCTACAAGATCTAAGACTTGCATAGCCTGAAAGTCGAGGCCCTTATATTGAGTACCGTTCCAAGTAGTCTCCCACTCTTTGTACTGCACCTTAACCTTTGAACCATTACCAACAGCTACGTTCATCGGTTGCTTGTGCTTGTCTAAAAGCTTTGGTGCTGAACGAATCATGCCGTTTGGCCCATTAACTTTACGCTTGATAAGAAGTGCTGGGCCTTCTTCCATATCCTTGACGGTGAAACCACGCGACCTAAAGTCATTAGCAATTTCTTCATCAACAACAAGGTTCACAGTGTACACCGGAGTATAGGTTGTATTCGGTGTAGTAACTGAAGCCCAATATGCAACGCCTTCAACAAGTGCCATAAATAAATCTCCTAAGATTTGTTAAATAGAAAGGTGATATAACGCGGTATACAACTACAAACATAATCTTCAGTCAAAGTAACTCCCTCCTTTTTTGACGTAAGATTAATCCAACTGAGCATATTCTTCATCGCCTCTGGTGATGGCAAGCCAGTACCAAGGCCCATCACAAAAGCACGGCAAAGAGCATCCTCAACATTAAAGACTTCATCATCCATTAATCATAATCTCCTGTAAGGATTGTCATCTTTACAAGATCTAATAAGAGATTAAACTTCTCCATCTCTACATCAGATACTACTCTTAAATCTTCTCCTGTATCAACAATAAGAATAAAAGGATATTTAATTTCGCCATCATTAGATTGATCCTTTAGCTTTGTAAGACCTTCTAAAACTTTATCATTAAGAGACTTAGATTTGTCTTTATTAAAATTACCTTGTATTACTTTCAACGATCACCTCCTGATCCTTGAATCACTCCACGCTCTGCACGACTCTGAAGCTTGGACAGATTATACTTGGCAACTTCAGAAAAGTCAACCCCATTATCTCTTAAAAGCATTGCAAGATTCCAGAGTACATCACCAGCCTCTGAAATTATATCATGCTTATCTATTTGTTTGTTATCTCCACGCAACATAGGCTTGATAAAAAGATCAGATAGTTCTGCTGACTCTACCATCAAAGATGCGATAGGATAAAACTTATCTTTATATAAAGCTGTTGTTCCTGCTCGTGCTTGATACTCATCGAATGTCATGTTAAACTCCAAATATATTCAATCACTCTCTAGCTCCTTTATTAACCAGCCTAAATAGACCTGTGCTTTTTTAAGATCTTCTGCGCCATTCTTGTATTCATACCTCCAAAGGTATTTCAAGCAGTTGCCCTTGAGATATCCTTTGAATTCTTGTGGGTGCATTGAAGCTCTAATAGCTTGTATGGCTTCAATGGCCCCCTTGTTATAATGATCTGGTTTATTTACTACATCATGTTTATCTTCTGGGTGATAAAGTTTGCCATAGACCGTGTTGCTCTTGGATACACGATCCCATTCTGCTGGGGGTACATTATCAATACTCATAGATATCCTCCGTCTTTGAGATACTGCCCGATTATA